GTCGGGACGCCGAGCGCGTAAGACGTAGACGTACCACGGAGCCGTCATGGGCGATTCGCCTAGCGTAAAGATGCCGAAGTACCAAGTCATTTACGCGGTGCCTCCGCATAGGTGTCGCCCGAGCGCGTAAAGTACCCGGAGGCCATCGTGACTGAAAACAAGCAAGACCGGAAATGGACCCTCTTGGAGGGTGATTGCCTTGAGGTTCTCAAGACGCTTCCCGAGAACAGCGTGGATGCCATCGTTACGGACCCTCCCGCTGGAATCGCATTCATGGGGAACGATTGGGACCGAGACAAAGGCGGTCGCGATGCGTGGGTCGCATGGATGACCGACGTAGCGCGCGAGTGTCTCCGGGTCATCAAACCGGGAGGTCACGCGCTTGTGTGGGCGATCCCCCGGACTTCCCATTGGACCGGATGGGCGTGGGAGGATGGTGGGTGGGAGCCCCGAGATAAAATCGTGCATCTGTTCGGCTCAGGCTTTCCGAAGGGTCTGGATGTATCAAAAGCAATCGACAAGGCCGCAGGCGCGGAGCGCGAGATCATCGGGAAGCATCTCGGCACGTCTCCCGGTTGCAATATGAGATCGGGAATTTTGGGCGTTGAGAAGGACGAGGTCTCCTACGTCACCGCTCCGGCAACGGAAGATGCAAAGCGGTGGTCGGGTTGGAACACCGCACTCAAACCCGCTTCCGAAGATTGGTGGTTGTTCCGGAAACCCCTCGTCGGTACCGTCGCCGAGAACATTCAAAACTATGGAACAGGGGCAATCAACATCGACGGTTGCCGCATCCCGTATGGGGATGAGGGCGTCAACTTCGATGCAAAGCAACGTCAACAAATGTCGGAAGGCTCAATCGTTGGTGCCTTCGGTGCGAAATACTTGATCGGCAAGGAGATTCAAACCTACAAGCCGGGTGGTCGTTGGCCCGCCAATGTATCTCTCGGTTGTGAGTGCGCCGGGGAGGGTCACGAGGAGACGTGCTCCGTCCGAATGTTGGATGAGCAAACGAGCAACGAGTCCTCGCTCTACGGGGAACCGGATTCGGGCAACGGGGCTTCCCGATTCTTCTACACGGCGAAGGCGAGCCGGTCGGAAAAGGGCAAGTTCAACATCCACCCCACCGTTAAGCCGCTCTCGCTCATGCGCTGGCTTGTACGTCTTGTGTGCCCCCCGGATGGAGTCGTGCTCGATGTGTTTTCGGGGAGTGGCACCACGGGCGTGGCGGCTTTGGCGGAGGGCATTCGTTCAGTCTTGATCGAGCGCGACCCCCGGTACCTCGACATCATTCAACGCAGGCTCAACCAATCTATTCCCGAGTGGTTGCAAGACGTGGACTCGGATGACTCCGTGGAAGAAACCTCCCCGAAGTCCCTTGACGACTTGTTGGGGATCGGATGAGTCAAGAGTCTTTTTGGAAGGTCTTGCATGGGGATTGCCTTGAGGTTCTCAAGACGCTCCCGGACGATAGTGTAGACTCCATCGTTACGGATCCCCCCGCAGGCATCGCCTTCATGGGCCGCGAATGGGACAAGGACAAAGGCGGGAGAGACGCATGGGTCGCATGGATGACCGATGTGGCTCGTGAATGCTTGCGCGTGATCAAACCGGGAGGCCATGCACTCGTTTGGACTATCCCCCGCACGTCGCATTGGACGGGTTGGGCGTGGGAGGGTGCCGGATGGGAACCCCGCGACAAGATCGTGCATTTGTTCGGGTCAGGCTTTCCGAAGAGCCTCAATGTATCGAAAAGCATAGACAAATCGCACGGTGCCGAGCGAGAGGTGATCGGTATTGATCACGAGTGGATTCGCCGCACGGGATTGAGCCACGGCGGGAACACCTACACGACCAAAGCCTTCGGTTCGGCTTCAGGTCCGAATGCCGGGAAGATTACAACTCCCGCAACGGATGCCGCGAAGAAGTGGGATGGGTGGGGCACGGCGTTGAAGCCCGCTTCCGAAGATTGGTGGTTGTTCCGCAAGCCCCTCGTCGGAACTGTTGTGTCGAACGTATTAGAGTACGGGACCGGGGCGTTGAACATCGACGGTTGCCGTGTCGATGTCGCAGCGGGCTACAACGACTCCGGAGGGGCCTCACGGTTTTTCTACACAACGAAGGCAAGTCGAACCGAGCGTGGGATGGGGAATCATCACCCCACGGTTAAATCCATCTCACTCATGAGGTGGCTCACGCGGCTCGTGACTCCCTCCGAAGGGATTGTGCTCGACCCATTCGCGGGAAGCGGGACCACTCTCCTTGCATCGAAAGCGGAAGGATTTTCTGCCATCGGAATCGAGCGGGAGTCGGAATACGTTTCGATTATCAAAAACCGTCTCGAGAGTGCCACCCCGGAGTGGCTTCGTGACTTGGATCTCGTTGAGTCTGAGACCTTTGTTGAACCCTCATCCATCGACGACCTCTTGGGATTCAATGTCTAATCACACTTTGCATCACGGGGATTGCCTCGCGGTCCTCAAGACGCTCCCCTCCGAGAGCGTAGACGCGGTAGTGACGGACCCGCCTTACGGGTTGTCCAATCATGACGCCGCCGACGTAGCCGAGGCGCTTCGGGCGTGGCTCGACGGCAAGCCCTATCGTCCGGGTTCACAAAAAGGCTTCATGGGCAAGTCTTGGGACGCTTTCGTGCCCGGACCCGAGGTGTGGAGAGAGTGCCTCCGGGTGCTCAAGCCCGGAGGATACCTTCTTGCTTTTGCGGGGACCCGCACGCAGGACCTCATGGGGGTCGCTATCCGGCTCGCGGGATTTGATTCCCGCGATGCGATCCGAGTCGAGGGCCTCCTAGCTTGGGAGTTCGGCAGCGGCTTCCCGAAATCTCTCAATGTATCAAAGGCTCACGACAAGTCGGCGGGGGTTCTTGAGCACGAGGGTCACAGCTTCCGCGTGGATCGTGGAACGGGCACCGCTTCCTACAAGCCCACGATTGACCCTCGTGATTACGTCAAGCCGGAGCCAATTACCGACGCCGCTCGTCAATGGGAGGGCTGGGGAACAGCCCTCAAGCCCGCGCATGAGCCTGTACTCATGTTCAGGAAGCCCCTCATCGGCACCGTCGCTGAGAACGTCTTGGCCCACGGGACCGGGGCGTTGAACATCGACGGTTGTCGGGTCGAGATGGGAGATGATTACGATCCGAATGCCGTCCAACGTCAGGGGGCCACGGGAGAAGGGACCGTCGGAAACGCTTTCGGGGCGGGTTCCCTCGTCGGGAAAGAGATCCCGATGTTCAATCCGAAGGGGAGGTGGCCCGCCAACATCGTCCTTGTACACACTCCTGATTGTAAGCAAGTCGGCACAAAGACCGTCAAAGCTCCGGTCCTCAACCGATTCACTGATGGGTTGAAGCCATTTGGCGACGGGGCGGGACACCCCTATGAGTCCTTCGGCGGTGGCGAAGAAGAAATCCCGGTGTGGGAGTGCGCCGACGGGTGCGCCGTGAAGGCGCTCGACGCGCAAACGGGCGACCTACCTACGGGCGTGGTTGTTCGGCATCGAGGCGTTTCCGACGATGGTCGGAGAATCTACGAAGGTGGCATCGGGCGACTTCCATCCGGCACGCCTGATATGGGATACGGCGACATAGGGGGAGCATCCCGATTCTTCTCGCAGTTCAGCTACACGGCGGAGGAGGCTCCGTTCCGGTACATGGCGAAGGCGAACCGCTCGGAGCGCGACGCGGGCGTCACGGGTATCTCCTCACGCCAAGTAGATGAATCGAGGGACCCCGACGCCCCCGGCGCGAACAACCCCCGCAACCGGGGCGGTCGCACCGCGTCGAACTTTCACCCCACGGTCAAGCCCATCGCCCTCATGCGGTGGCTTGCGAGGCTAGTTACTCAACCGGACGGGACGGTACTCGACCCGTTCATGGGCAGCGGTAGTACGGGTTGCGCGGCGATGTACGAGGGGTTCAACTTCATCGGCATCGAGCAATCCGAAGAGTACCTAGAGATCGCTCGCCAACGCATCGAGCATCACGCCCTCCGGGCCAAGGGCGGTATCGTTAACCCGTGGGACGAGGAGGCTCCGGTCGCGAAGCCCGCCCCGGAAGCCGTGACTCCTTCCAGCCTAGACGACCTCTTCGGGTTCAACGATGAGTGAAATCAAAGTCATTCACAGCGACTGCCTCGACGCCATGCGCGCGATGCCTAACGCGAGCGTGGACGCCATCGTCTGCGACCCGCCTGCGGGCATCGCCTTCATGGGCAAGGACTGGGACAAGGACAAGGGCGGGCGCGATGCGTGGGTCGCGTGGATGGCGAGCGTCGCGCGCGAAGCCCTGCGCGTGATCAAGCCGGGAGGTCACGCTCTCGTGTGGGCGATTCCCCGCACGTCGCATTGGACGGGTTGGGCGTGGGAAGACGGCGGGTGGGAGCCTCGTGACAAGATCGTCCACTTGTTCGGCAGCGGCTTCCCGAAGAGCCTCGACGTGTCGAAGGCCATCGACAAGGCAGCGGGATTTCTGAAACATGAAGGCAAGAACTTTAGGAGCGCATCCGAAGGCGTAATGGCTTTGCGGCCAACGATAAAGCCGAGCAAATACGTTAGACCCGCCCCCGCTACCGACGCCGCGAAACAGTGGCAAGGATGGGGCACCGCGTTGAAGCCAGCCGCAGAGGACTGGTGGCTGTTTCGCAAGCCGCTGCAAAGCACCGTCGCAGCGAACGTGCTTACGCATGGGACGGGTGCGATCAACGTGGATGCGTGCAGGATCGGGACGACTGACGCGCTTTCTCTGCACGGGAGAAAGGCAACGTCGAATGGATGGGATCCGCGCATGAGCGGCGCACAAGAACAGGGAGTGGGACACGGACAGCATCTAGGTCGCTGGCCCGCGAACGTCGCGCTCGGCTGCGCGTGCGAGGGTGAGGCGCACGACGAGGGCTGCGCGGTGCGGATGCTGGATGAGCAGACGGGCACGCTGACGAGCGGGACGCTAAAGCCGGATTCTTACATTGACGGCAACGAAAAAAACGCTTCGATGTTTGCGGGCGCAGGAGCCTATGCACACAAGGGATACCAAGCCGACAACAGCGGAGCATCGCGATTCTTCTACACGGCGAAGGCCAGCCGCCGCGAGCGTGGCGAGGGCAATACGCATCCCACGGTCAAGAGCATCGCGTTGATGCGGTGGCTTGTGCGGCTCGTGACGCCCAATGGCGGCACGGTTCTCGACCCGTTCGCAGGCAGCGGCACGACGTTGATTGCCGCAAAAGCTGAGGGCTTCGACTGCATCGGCATCGAGCGCGAGGTCGAGTACGTCGAGATCATCAACCGGCGTCTCGTAGAAGCGACCCCTGAATGGCTCCGAGAAATCGAAGAGGAGTGTGAGGGTGCCTCCGCGAAAGACTCCCCGGTTTCGAGCGTGCCGACTAGCCTAGATGACCTCTTCGGGTTCAACGATGAATGAGGCGTTTTCGGTTATTTAGTTTCGGGGTAGGTATGACCCTCCGATCCAAAGTAATCCGCCTCGCACACGCTCGTCCCGACCTACGAGGGGCGTTGTTGCCTCTCTTGAAGCGGGCGTCGCAAGGTTGGAGTCAAGTCAGCCCCGGCGAGTACATGGACCAAGTGTGGACGATGTACGAGGCTACCTATCGGCAAATCGGTCTCTCCAAAGCCAACCCCGCCGAGATGGTATCGGACTATGACATTTGGCAGGTCTTTATGAATGATGGCGCTCCGATTGCGTTCTCACTATCAAAGCGGACCCCGTTTGGCGTGAAGACGGGCTTGTTGGGATCCGACGGCACCCCGGAAGGGAAGTCCGCCGTCAAGGACTACTTGAGGTCCAACTTCAAGACTTCCGGCAACTACGGCGAGGTTTCCCACGGCGTCGAGAAAATCGTGCTCTCGGCTAACCCTCCGGTCGTGTGCGCCGTGTACGCGGATGACGTATTGAAGAAGCCCGTGTCGCCGGAACCGGACGGCCTCCGGTACACCCGGAGTTTGAGCGGGGTCGGGAACGTCACGAAGATTCTCGTCGGGAAGCCGAAGGGAGTTCCTACGACGAGCTTGAGCAACCCCTCTTGCCCTACGGGTACGCCACCGGAAGTGCGCCTAGCGACGGAGGGGGACGACGTGTGTGACCTCGACGCCCACCTCGCTTGCCAGGTTGAGTGGTGAGTGGTTCCGGCTACAACCATCTCGTCGGCGATTCGTGGGGCGGCGAGCTTCCCCGGCGGTAACTCGTGGCCCCTCTTGTGCGACGCCATCGGTAACGCCGTAGCAACTTGGGCGGTCGTTCCGGGCAACGTCACGATTCAAGGGGTGACGGCGGGTGTGGTCGGGGCGGGGACCGTGCTCGGGTTCATGCAGTTCAACTTGGATCCGGCGACGGCTTCGGTGGCGATGCAAGGGGCTGGCTTGTCCGGCAACTCAGCTTCCCAAGTAGCAACTGCCATCTCGTCGGGCATCTTGTCGAGCTTGTCCGGCACGCTCCAATATCAGGGCCTCTCCGTAGGCGTAGCCCAAGGCACCGACGTGTCCCTCGTGGCGGCAGTCAACACCGCCACGCTCATCACGCAACTTCAAGCCTCCCACACGGCGTTGTGTGGTAGCTTCGGCGGCGGTTCCGGGTCAAGAACCCCCGTGCTTTACGCGGCCATCGCCTCGGGTATCGCCGCTATTCTATCCACGGGGGTGACGGTTCCCGGAGCGGGTATCGTGACCCCGGCGGGGCCTCTTGGTCCCGCATCGAGCGTCGGCACCTCGACCTCCTTCGTCATCTAACCTTGCGAGAACCATGAGCGATTTCTTCTCCGGGTGGGTGTCGGTCGGTGCGAGAACCTCGCAAACGAACGCGAACACCTCTGCCCCGGCAGATTCCGGTGTCTCCCGCGAAGTAGCGGCGGTGCCTTCAGGCGTCTATCCGGCGGGGCAACCCTCGCTCGTACAAGCGAGGGCGGATCAATACCGTGCGGCGGTCCTCGATGGCTCGCACGGCCAAGCCGAGTACCTCGTATGGGCGGCGAACACCGGCCCGTTGCTCACCGGCTCGGGCAAGCTCGCGACCGGCAACGGTGCGGTCACGACCGGCACGGTCGCCGTCTTTGATACGAACCGTGCCTCCGGCCAAGTAGAGGATGCCTCGCCCCGTGTTGTTGTGACCGACCCCGGTGGTCGGGCCATCGCGTCGCTCTTGTCGCTCCAAGTGGTCCGTGGTGACGCCCCCAACGCCGTGTACACGCTCACGATTGCGGGTGGCGACTTCACGTTCGACCCGATCTCAAGCGTGGCGACGCTCTTGCCGACGGCGAACGTGCTTGCGGCGACCGCTCCGGTGGACCCCGCATCCCCCGGCCTATCAAAAGAGCGCGGCGACCGCATCACCTCGGCAGAGTACGAGCTTTCAGAGGTGCGGTTCTGGTGGACGAAGAACGACGAGTACACGACCCGCTTTGCGTGGAACGCTGCCAAGTCGAAGTGGCTCCCGCTTCGTGGTGGTGCCCCCAAGAACCTCGGCGTCCTGACCTCTGACTCGGGAGCCAAGTACACGCTCAATCCCCGGCCCTCGACCCCCGTGGGGAGCTACCTTCCCGGTAGCGACGCGGGCGACGCCTATGCCGCGATTCGGCTCGGACCGTTGCCGGATGCGACTTCGTATCCCGTGGTCGAGCGGGGTGCGGGTGACTTCACGGGCGTGCTCGTGGTCCCGGACGACCTCGCCAACGCGAGCTATGACTTCGCGAGCGTATCGCCCCCGCTGGCGGGAGTGGTGAGCCCCGCTTCGGGGGCCATCGCGTGGAATCCCGCGTTCATTCAAGCGTATGCGGGCTTGACGGTTTGGTACTCGCCTGCCGTCTACGAGGAGAAGTCCTCGGGCATCGTCGGCGAGCTACTTGCGGCCAAGACGGAGCCGTTGTTCATCGCGCCGGTCCCCGGTCCCGGTGAGAGGCCCATCATCCGGCTCGGCAACCGCGCGCCCCTCGCGGTCATCGCTTGCGACACGGAGGCTCAGCTTCTCGCCTTGTCGGTCATCAATGAGGGCGAGGTTGGGTTCGCTCTCTCGACGGGCCGGATCCGGCTCTCCCCAGTGGACATC